AAATCAAACTCGACGGAAAATTTTTTCGCTCCTGGAAAGAAGCAGCCCGCGCACACGGGATTGGATACAACACCTTTATCTCACGGGTGCACAACCAGGGGTGGGACCCAGCCCGCGCAGCGACAGAATCTTTGCAGCAAGAACCCACATATAGATATAATGACCGCATGATTACGACGACAGAGATTGCGGCCGTTGCCGGTTTGTCTCGCAACACCGTGTGGCGGCGACTTCAACGAGGCATGTCTGTTGAAGAGGCGATGCAGCCTAGAATGCGGCGGCGCGGGCGGCTGACTGACGAAGACCGCCGATGAGAGCCTAGTGACCCGCCGGGAAGAATTTCACAAAGCCTACGAAGAGATAGAGCGCGCCTACTCAGTCAAGCTGCCTGAGTTCGTTACGGCCACGTGCGCCCTCCTCGACCTGACGGTTTCGTACGACAAGCCGTCGGGACATCTGTATATCTCCAGAAATACCTACGGGGGTAAAATCTACAGATTCAACGTGTTGCCAGCTTCCTTGGAACAGGTGACAGACGCCCAGTGGGCGGCGTTGCTGGGCCGCGTCAAGGATGGTAGTATCCAAAGTGGACAGTCCTTTGATGCAGCATCAACCAGTTCTTTCAACCTATAGGTACAAGACAATGATCAAGAAACTCGGTCTTTTTCTCGCGGGCTTGCTCGTGGCTACGGTGGCATCGGCCGCTGTGTACTACGGCTACAACCCGGTCACTGGTCTCGAAGCGTTCCACGGCACTCCGGTGTCCGGCGGTAACACCCCTGTTGTGGGCGGAACCTGCGGCACACTCGGTGCAGTCACTGGCGGGGCGGGGACTTTCACCGTTGCGACGGCAGGCGTGACCACGTGCACCTTGACTGTGACCATTCCGTCGGCGGCGCCGAACGGGGTGTTCTGCGTGTTCGTGGACGAGACCACGGTGGCTGATGCGACCAACATGCATCAAGCCTCGCACAACGCCACATCGTGTACGTCGAACGCGGCGACCATCGTTGCGGGCGACACCATCTTGGTGGAGATCAACGCGTTCTGAGCGCGAAAAAATCCCCGGAGCATTGCGCTCCGGGGTGTTCGCGGTAAGTGACCAGCGGTGGAGGGCGCAGGGGAGCGCCCAACTGGCCAGTTCCCGCAGGAACTATTTCAGCGTCAGCTTCTTCAGGGCAACCATCGCGAACAGTTCAGCCTCAGTGTGGGGCTTCGACAGCACCTTCTCAGCCCGCATCAGCCACTCGGCGGCCTCTTTCATCCTGTCCGCGATCTCACCCACATGCTCGACCTGCGCCGCCCGCTTGGCCTTGCGGTTCGCTATGCGGGTCGCGATCATCTTCTCGTTCTGAGCCTTGGTACGTTTGCGCTTCATTTCACATACCTCTGATCGGTCTTGCGCGAGGCGAAGTGCCCAAGTCGATACATCCGCTTCTCCGCAGCGGCCTCGGCGATGCGCAGTTCCTTGGCGGTCTTCGAGGCGATGCGGGCCATGGATGCCCGACACGCCGGGCAGTACAGCCGCCTGGACCTGTCGGCCAGCATATTCGGACATTTGTCCGTAGGGCACTTCATGGGCGGAACTTCGCGCGTAGTTCTTCCAGCAGATCCTCGACGCCCGCGCGGTCCTGCATCATCGACCCATCGTGATGGCGCCACAGCCAGCGCACCGCCGCGTTGAGCAACTCGATCTCGATGTCGATGATGTCGGCGTCCGCCTCCGACTGCCTGTCGCCGGTCACGATCCGCCGCTGCAATACCTCACGGGTATCGAGCATTCGCTCAAGCTCCACCTTCGCGGCTCTCAGTAGAGCCGCCCGCTGCGGAGAATGGAGGACATCCGTGTCCCCCGGTTTCGCATCCCCCGCCCCGCTCACGCGTTGGCGCGCGGCGAGTGATAGACCACGGCCTCCCGGACGGCGGCCCTCTCGCGCGGCGTTACGATGGTCGTGGTATGGTGCGGCTCCTCCGCCGGATACAGCTTCTCCAAGTCGTCCAGCGCCTCCTGGCACGCCGCGATCACCGCTTCGAGCAGTTCCATGGCGGCGTCGGGCTCCTTGTCGGCCAGCTTGCGGCACTCGCGGAGCACTTTGTCGCGGGCGGCCGTGACCATGCCCTGGACGGGAGACTCGCCCTTCTGCTCGTTGATGTACTTTCGTAGGAAGGTCTTGGTTACAGTTGCCACTTCAAGACTACGAATGTCGCCCATCGCTTTGATATATGCATCAAGCGTAGACTTCGACGACCGAGCAAAGGTGGCCCGACGAAGCATTTCAATTCGTCGCCTGCGATTGTCGTCGGCTGAAAGACTAGGATCTTGAACGATGTCCGATGTCGTAACACCGCGTAGCACGGCCGGGTATAGACGCTCGTTGATTTCTTGGAGCACCTGAGAGTGAGCGTTAGGAGCCGACTTTCGGCGACCCTTGCCCAGAGCGGCTTGACAGGAGGCGACGAGGATCTTAAGGTAAGTGGAGTCTCCGCGCGCTGCTGACGTTGACGCGTCAGCGTGGAGAACAGCCAGTTGCTCGACTTCGATTTCGGTGGCGGCGTAGTTTTGTTTCTGTATCGCATCGATGATGTCCATGGAATGTGTTCCCGTTGAGTGAATGTGACGTGGGACACATTGCCAAAAGATGTGACGCAGGTCTGTAGGACAACGTGCCATCCTTCTGTAGGATTCGTCTTACATGAGACCATATGAGGCTCTGCGTACTAAAGCCGGGGTTGGATTACAAACCAGTGCGCAACGCTGTGCGCAGGATGCAGGAGTTCGAAGAGTGGGAAGCCACCCACAAGCACAGCCCGCGTGACGAGATGTACTTCGGCTACAGTGTTCCACGTGGAACACAGATCCCCCCCATCGATGCCGAGATGACCGTGACGCGCTACGAGGCGCTGTCAGACGACGTGCGGGGGTTGCTAAGCCTCATGAACGTCGACCTGGAATACCTGTTCTCCGTGCGCGCGTGGCAGATCAAGATGACGGTGCGCGGCAAGCCTCTCCAGGTGTTCCTGGACCAGGGCGCGAACGACGAGGACTGGAAGTATTTTTTGGGGCACGTGCTAGACGAGGGTTACGCCCCGACCCAACCACTTAGGAATATCCATGAAAAAATTGCCTGCGGGAAGAAAGACCACTCTGGCTGACAAGATGTTCGACAACACCGACCTCGCGGAGAAGCGCGCGGCGGGGGGCAGTATGTCGGTCGTGCGAGCCAACGAGGACGGCGTTCCAGAACTGTCTGATGCCATCCAGGCCCTCATGATCATGGCCGGCGTCGAAGCCCGCTGGGTCGTCAACCACTGGATCGTGATCGGCCCGAATGGTAAACGCTCGGGTTGCTCCGGCAGGAACGACTTCGAAGAGTGGCAGGCTGTCCTCAACAACATGGCACCAAACCCGTTCAAGGGCTAGTTACCATAATATTCTGCTTGTAAGAATCCTCCTACACGCGGCATAATGTATGTATGACTAGAACACGGGTCGGCGACAGGGTTCGGATCAACTTCTACTTCGACGAGCAGGTGTTCGAGGCGATGAAGAAGCTGGCTGCCTTGAAGAACGTCACCTACTCGGAACTGATCCGCACGGCGTGCCGCGAGTACGTTGTGCGCGAGGGCACGGCCGCCATAGCCGCCGGGAAAGTAATTAGGGATGTGAGCAAATGAAACACCTATGCTGCACTGAGCGTGAGGACAATCCGGCGCCGTCGTTCTTCGGACTACGGATCAGTATGCTGGAGTGGGAGGCGAGCGCGCAGATCCCGGTCTTCGCCATGGCGCATATCCATCGCGCCCGCCCGCTCAAGGGCTGGGTTGACCACGGCGTGTCGATCCGGATCATGGATCTGCACATCATGTTCACGCCGCTCAGGTTACGAGACCGGGAATGAAATTCAATGAGGGCCGTGGCCAAGGCATCAGCAAGACTGGGTTTCATTTTGACCTTGATGGTGGCCGTGAACGTGGAGCGGCTTACATCGTTCGTGCAGGGAAGGACCCTGTACGTCTCCCGGAGAGTCCTGAGATAATTGGCCTGTTGAAGCGGTGCCTGTGCACCGTGAAGCTAGGATACAACTGCTATGTGGTCTCAAACGTGTACGACGACGACCGAGACGTGCCATACGGCGCAACCATTGCTGACTGGACAACCACCTGTGAAGACCTCCTCCGCATCGCCATGGAAAGGGACGATGAGTGACATCGTCAGCAAACTGCTGAGCCGCAACTACCACTTGGCGTTGATCTCGCTGTGTGGCGGCCTTGCGGGTTTGTTCTGCCATCTTCTGAACGGAGCGCAGTACGTGTCTCTCGCGTTGGGGATCGTCACGGCGTTCCGCGCAGGCGACGCAGTGGTCAACTGGATCACCAACGGAAAAGACCGAGGCAACACTGAGTCCAACACCACGGTGGTAGCGCAGTCATGAGTGAAGAACCGGAAGAGATTTTTCCGTTCGCGGTGCCCGCGCCGCCCACGGCCGCCGTCGATGGACTGAACAGCCACGACGCGCGGCTGATATGGGACCTGGTTTCGAACATGCGTCCGCCAGCGGATGTATGTGCTGCCTATGGGGTAAGCGCTACCGACCTTGCCGCAAAGGCTCAGAACCCTCTCTGGTCTGGGGCCTATCGCGAGGCGCAGAAACTGTGGAAGTCGGACATGAACATCCAGCAGCGAATTCGGCTGAAGGCCGCGTTCCTGCTCGAAGACAGCTTGCTCACTCTGTTCAATATCATCCGGCAGGACGGCATCGGCATCCAAGCGAAGCTCGAAGCTGTCGAGAAGCTCGTGAAGATCTCCACGGTCGCGAACGTCCCCAAGGAATCCGCCGGGACCGAGAAGCACAACATCACCATCAACATCGGCGGTAACTCGCCGCCCATCACAGTCACAGCGGAGACACCCAGTGGATCAGCCAAACTCACAACCTGAAGTTCCCACGGGAACTGAACGCCCCATCGAGACCAGCGCGGACGAATGGCCCGCAGCGCGGTGCAAGCGCGGCAAGACCTATCTCGGCGGCACGCCGTACCAGAACGAGGACGGCAGCCAGCACATGATCGTGATCATGGACGAGCGCTCCTGGAACGACTTCGGTACGCGCTTGGAAGCGCTGCGCCAGGTGGCTATCGCGCAGGACAGCCGCATCAAAGAACTCCTCGCCGAGATCGCGCAGCGCGACTTGCAGGTTGCCGATGCGAAGGATCGATTGAACGCCCTCCGCGACGTGCGCCGCGCGGAGAAGCGTCGAGACATCGAAGGCGAATTGATTGTCCCCGGCGACAGCAGATTTTCAACCAACAGGAAATGAGACCATGAGTACGACGAAAGATGTGTTGAACGACGTGATCAAGAACGTCCTTGCCAACAAGGCGCAGGTCATGGGGCAGAAGGCCCAGATCCCCGCGCAGACGATTTCCCCCGAGGCGCAAGAGGCGATGGACTTCCTGGAGAAGTCATTTGGCAACATCCAGAATGCGATCAACGCGTTTGGCCAGCAGGCCCAGTTGAAGCAGATCTCGAAGGCCGAAGCGGAGATGGACACGCTGATCGCCGGCGTGCAGGTGCTGCTCACCCATGAGCACCTTCTGAACGAAGTCGTTCAGCACAAGAGTGCGAACCTGATCCGCGCGTTGGCGGAAGGGACCAAAGAAGCCGCCGCCGCGAATCAGTGAGTGACCTTAACTACACAGCACCGGCCACGCTCTCGAACTTCATGCGTTCGAACAAGCGTATCCGCATCGTCCGTGGACCAGTAGGATCGGGAAAGTCCTCAGCCATGGTGATGGAGTTGCTGCGTAGGGCACTAGAGCAGACGCCGGACCCCAAGGATGGGATTCGGCGCACTCGCTTCGTCATCGTGCGAAACACGATGCCGCAGTTGAAAACGACTAGCATGAAAACGATCAACGAACTCCTGCGCGGCGTCGCCACCTATCGCGCGCAGGACCACAGCTTCGATCTGAAGTTTGGCGACGTGGAGTCCGAATGGATAATGCTCCCCCTGGATACCCCGGAGAACGTACAGAGGCTGCTGAGCTTGGACTTAACCGCCGGGTGGCTCTCCGAGTTGCGGGAGCTTCCGCCCCAGATCTTGCTGGACGTTCTTTCGCGTTGTGGGCGATACCCATCAATGATGAACGGTGGACCGTCATGGTACGGCGTGATCGGGGAGACGAACAGCTTCTCCGAGGACAGCCCATGGAACAAGATCCTCGAAGAGAAGGACCTGATGGGCAAGCCATTGCCGAGCACCTGGGACTACTTTATTCAGCCGGGTGCCCGTGACTTCAACGCCGAGAACAAAGAGAATCTGGTCCTTGGATACTACGAGGACCTGATCGAGTCGAACTCGCCCGAGTGGGTCGAGCAGTATGTGGACAACAAGATCACCCCCTCGCTGTCTGGTGAGGCGGTCTTCAGAGCAAGTTTCAAGAGCGACTTCCATGTCGCGAAGACGGACCTGATCCCGATCCCCGGCACGATGCTGGTGATCGGCATGGACTTCGGCCGAAACCCTGCGGCTGTTATCACCCAAACCGACCCTCGCGGGCGCCTGGTCGTCCTGGACGAACTGATCGAGAGCGGTATGGGAGTTGAACAGTTCATCCAGACCAAGCTGCGACCGCTGCTGTCGCAGCCCAAGTACGCGCGATTGCCGGCGGGCATCGTGGGCGACCCATCAGGTGTCGCTCGGGGTCAGATTGGCGAGGAGTCAGTCTTCGGGATGTTCAAGCGCCTGGGGCTCAGCGCCCAGCCCGCGCAGACGAACAACATCGAGCCGCGCCTGCGCGCCGTCGAGAAGTGGCTGTTGCAGCAGCGGGACGGCAGCGCGGCGTTCCTGATCAGCCCGCACTGCCTCACCCTGATCCGCGCGATGCAGGCGCGCTACCGCTTCGCGCGCACGAAGGGCGGGATCCTCCAGCCGGTGCCGGACAAGGGCCATCCATGGTCGGACATCGCCGACGCGTTGCAGTACGCGGTCTTGGGACACAGCGGACAAGTTCTTGCCAGGCTCGTGAGGGTAAGACACGACCGCGCCCCGCGACGCCCGCCCAGTTCTAAAGGTTGGACTTAGACATAATATACGTTAAGCTCTTGCCATAACATTGGCGAGAGTGACCATGGCAGCAATTCCTACAGGCGTCGGTATCGGTGGGGACACCCCCCTCGGAAACCAGGGCCAAGCAAATCTCGCCCCCTCAGCCCGCGCCGCCTCGCCGATCCCCGGCCTGTTCGACGGCGCCTCCGCAAAGGCTTCGAAGAAACAGAAGGACAAGACCCTGGAGCCGATGAAGCATCAGGGGCGCGGATTACTCCGCGTGGTCGGCAACGACGAACTGGACGCCGCAGAGAGACGCTCCAAGGACCTTTCCAAGCTCGACGAAGAAGTGATGACCGACCTGGCGAACTATATCCGCCAGCGGTTCGAGAAGGCCGTCCGCCACCGCCGCGTGATCGGCGTCGACGATGAACTGATCCGCGACATGCGCGCCTACAACGGCCAGTATGATCCCGGCAAGCTCCAGGAGATCGAGTCGTTCGGCGGCTCAGCGGTGTACTCGCGCTTGATGGCGATGAAGTGTCGTGGTGCTACGGCCCTGCTACGAAACGTGTACATGAACAGTGACAGGCCGTGGACGCTGGAGCCCACAGCCGACCCCGAAGTTCCTGACGACATCGATCAGCACATCGCGACGATGGTGCACCAGGAAGTCATGAGCGCGAACCAGCAGGGAAACATGGTCCCGCAGGACAAGATCCACGAGCGCCTAGAGAATCTCTATGAAGCAGTCAAGCTCGCCGAGCGCCGCAAGGCCGAGGAAGAAGCCAAGGACGCAGAGCGGAAGATCGACAAGATCCTGGAAACCGGCGACTTCTACGGCGCGCTGAGTGAGTTCCTGAGTGACTTGCCAGTCTACAAATACGCTGTAATTAAAGGCCCGATCACGCGCCGCACGACGCAGTTGAAGTGGGACAAGAAAAAGAAAATGCAGGCCCATGAGGAGGCCAGGTTCTTCTGGAACCGCGTGTCGCCGTGGGATATCTGGTTCAGCCCCGGCGCGACCCAGATCGAGAACACCGAAGTATTTGAGCGCCAGCGCCTGTCGGCGATGGACCTCTACAATCTCATTGGTCTGCCGGGTTATCGCGAGGAAGACATTCGCGCGATCATTCAGGCGTACGAGGGAAGGGGATTCAAGGAATGGATCCAGATCTTCGATTACGAGCGAGCGCAGATGGAAGGGCGCAACAACGTGCTCGACGACACGTACATCAACGCGATTGAGTTCCATGGCATGGTCCTCGGCCGCTACCTGATGGAGTACAACGTGCCGGGTGTCGACGATCCGTACAAGCCGTATTTCATCACGGCGTGGATGGTCGACAAACGAATCTTCAAGGTGATGATGAACCCGAGCCCGCGCCTGCGCGTGCCCTACTACGTCACGAGCTTCGACAAGATGCCCGGTTCGATGTACGGCAACGGCATCCCCGCGATGGCCAACGACCTCACCGACGTGATCAACGCGACGCTCCGCGCGCTGGTCAACAACATCTCCATCTCGTCCGGCCCGCAGGCCGTGATCGACGAGGAACTGATTTCGCCGACCCAAGACGCTTCACTCTCACCATGGAAAATATGGAAGTACGCTGGCGACCCGGCGAATCCTAATCGCACTCCTGTGACGTTCTTCCAGCCGCAATCGAACGCGCAGGAACTGATCACCATCATCGACAAGTTCTCGACGATGCTCGACGACGTGTCGACGATCCCGCGCTACCTGACCGGCTCCGGTCCGGCGAGCGGCGCCGGCCGGACCGCGTCGGGCCTGTCGATGCTGATCAACAATGCGAACAAGACGCTCCAGAACGTGGCGGACAACATCGACTCGGATATCTTCGAGCCGCTGCTGCAAATGCTCTACGACTTCATCATGCTCACTGACTCCACTGGAATGCTCCGTGGTGACGAAAATATCGTGGTGGATGGAGTCCGCCAAGCAGCGAAGCAAGAGCAGGACCTCACGCGGCAGATGGAGTTCCTCAACACCGTCAACAACCCGAACTACCAGGCGCTTATCGGCCAGGACGAGATGGCGCGGATCCTCCAGAAGATCGCGGACAACACCGGCATGGAGATCAAGATCAAGCAGCCCGGCGACGACCCGAACGCGCCCCCGCCTGGGATCTGGACGCCCCCGCCCCCGCCGCCCCCGCCGCCCCCGCCGCCCCCGCCGCACGTCATGGTGCAACTCAAGGGCGCCGTGGACCCCGCGCAGTCGGCGCAATTGGCCGGATTACCCCCGCCAGCGCACGGCGGCGGTCCGAACCCCACTGGCAACAACACCCCCATGCCCGGCCCGGCCTCGGCGCCTGGTGCGGGGGGCGTGGCAGGGCTCAAGCCCGCGCCGCAGGTTGCGCCCACGAATACTGTTGCGAGCAGCGTGAGCGGACGATAATATGTCAACTCAAGCAAAAACCGGCCTTTGAGGAATCGAAAATGAGCGGAAAAATCCACGCGAAGAAGCCCATCAGCCAAGCGACGGGGCCGACTTTCGACCACAACGACCCTCTGAAATTTACCAATCACGGCAAAACGAGCGGCAAGACCATGAGCAACGGAGTTGTCAACCACGGCAAGGGCGCGACGCAGATCGAGAACAGCACCCACATCCCGACCATGAACGCGGACGTGAAAGCGGATGAATCGAAGGTCATGTCCGAGAAGACGTGGTTCGACCCGCACTCGACCAACAAGCCGCGCAGCGCCAATGACCAGCCGGTCATGACCAATGCATCCAAGGGCCTCAAGAGCGAGTACCGCAAGTGAGCAAGCCCGGCACCAAGTCTCCTCGTAACTCCAAGCCGAAGAATGGGCAGTATACAAAGCTGCCCATGGCCGACGGCGCGAAGGACATCAAGGAAGACAACATCTCGTTTGCAGGTGGAATCCCCAATATCGGCCCCGCGCCGACCAGCCGCGTCTACACTCGCGACTACGCGAAAGTTGGCCGCACCGTTGGCGACAAGGACCTGGTGACAGTGGCCTTGGGGAACCCGCTCCGTCTATGAGCTTCAACCGAAAGGAATTCGCGGAGAACGTTCTCCGCCTCAAAGACAACGCCCACTTTAGGCATTATGTACTCACGTTGGAGGATACCTACAACCGCTCGGTTGAGGCCCTCCTGATGAACGATCACCCAGACGAGGCGCAGCGGGGCGAGTGCCGTGCATACCTCAAACTCCTGAAACAACTCACTCAGAACGGAAACACACCATGACCACTGCAACGTACAACGAGACCCCGACTCAGCAGTCCAACCTCCCGCCCGCCATCCAGCGCCAGGTGACGGAGGCCAACAACCTGATCAAGCAGTTGAACGCGAAGCCGGGGGAAATCCCCGCCGGCACAGTGGTCCAAGAGATGCCCGGCAACGATGTGCCCGGCGCGAACCCGACCGGCGGCACCCGCCGCTGGGAACCCG